GGCAGCAGGCATAAGTGACGCTGCTGAAGGACTTAACAACACCAGTGAGGCAGCGGAGAAGCTGGGGCGGGCGGGTGGCCTGTTAAATACCTTTAACCTTGCGATTGCTGGCTCGGTGGGTTTGCTGGCTCTTCTGGCTGGGGCTGCCTACAGTTCATCCCAGCAGTTCGACAATGTTGCCAGATCGCTCATTTTGATGGGCGGGGCTGGCTTTTCCTCCATGCAGCAACTGAACGACGCGGCAAAGGATGTTGCTGATAACGCTGGTGCTTCTTTGGCTGAGTCTGTTGATACCCTGGTCCAACTAAACGACACCGGGAAGTATACCGCCGACCAGATGACCAAAATTGCCAAATCCATTCTGGCTATGGGTGATGCAGGGCTGGATACGAAGGCTGCGCTGGCGGATTTTTCACGACTGGCAAACGATCCTATTAAAGCCCTGGCGAGCCTGAACCAGCAATATGGTTTTGTTGATGAAGCCATGATGAAGCACCTCATTACCCTGGAGAAAACGAAGGGGAAAACAGCAGCGGCAAACGAAGCTATAAGGCTTTTTGCCGACACCATGGAGGATCGCAGTAATAAAATTGTAGAGGCCACCGATAATATCGGGCAGGCGTGGAACGGGATTAAAGCTTTCTCCTCCGACATTTTCGGTCAAATCGGGGTTACCGTGCGCGCCTGGGGAAACCAGATCATCGATATCTTCGAACTTGTTAAAGCTTCGATTAAAGACCTCTTCCTCAACATTACTTCACTGGACGCCAAATTCACCGGCACTATTGCTGGCTGGGCTGAAAAAATCCCTGGTGGCGGGGCGCTGGCTAATTTTCTTGGCATGGATGTAGAGGCCATGAAAAAGGCCGGGGATGAAGCGGACAAAGAAATTGAGGCGAATAAAAAACGCTATAACGAACTTTGGAAGCGCGTCACTGCGCCTAACGCACAGGCAAACTATGAGGCTGAAGCGCGAGGGTCTAACGTAAAAGGTGATGGCGGAACAAGTCGAGAATCAAGAGACGCAGTCTCGAAGCTTGCACAAGGCTCAGCCAAAAAGACCAAAGAGGCAAAAGCCACGCTGGATGCTGGCGATCGCACTCTTGAGAACTACCGCGCCCAGGCCAGAACGTTAACTGAAACACTCGAAACGTTGCGCAAGACTGGGGAGACGCAGGTCAGAAATACCGAATTCAGCAAACAGCAATCTCGCTTTGCTGAATTGGATGAGGCTGCCAAAACCCGCGCGCTGACGGCTCAGGAAAAATCTTTACTGTCGAGCCGTGAGGCGATTCTGAACGCCGCCAAGGTGGTTGATCAGAAGAACAAGGAAGTAGAGGCGCAGCAGAAAATTAATGGCCTGGCGCAGCAGGCCAATAAATACGTCACGCAGATGTCGGAAAAGACAGAAGCGTTGCAAGGCAGCGCAGGCCTAAGCAGCCGTCAGAGCCAGCGCATGATGGAAGAGGCTCAGCTCCGCCAAGGCTGGCTCAACGGTGGTGGTAAGCTTGATGATGCTGGCTATGAGAAAGAACTGGCAGCCCTCAGAAATTATTACTCTGAAGAGGATAAGCTGCGCGGCGACTGGAAGTCTGGGGCTGTTGCTGGATGGAATGAATATCTGGACGCCGCTACCAACACCTATGACGCCGTTAAGAATGTGGCCAGTTCCACACTGACAGGTCTATCTGACATGCTCACCGAACTCATGACAACCGGAACCGCTTCGGTTAAAGAGTTCGGGAAGTCTATGTTGAAGATGATTCTTCAGATAACCAATCAACTCTTGGTTGCCTATGCAGTTCAGGCTGCGATGGGTTGGATAAACGGTGGCAGCAAAGGCGGAAGCACCCCAGGGGGATCATATGCGAACGCTGCTGCTGGCGTAACGTTCAATGCCAAAGGCGGCGTGTATGATTCATCCGGGTTAAGTAAGTATGTGAATGGCGTCTACGATTCTCCTCAATACTTCACGTTCCAGGGGGCGTCGAAGTTTGCCAAAGGTGGCGTCTTTGGAGAAGCAGGGCCGGAAGCTATTATGCCGTTAGCTAAAGATTCAGCAGGGCGGTTGGGAGTACGTGCCCAGGGTGGCGGCGGGATGGCCCCGATTATCAATACCACTGTTAACGTAGATGCTGGTGGTTCTGCAACTGTTCAGTCTTCCAGCTCAGGTGATGCTATGGGCCGTGCCCTTGCTGATGAAATGCAGAACGCTGCGTTGCAGGCTATCCAGAAGCACCTTAAGCCTGGAGGCATGATCTACAACTTCAGTAAAGGCAGGTAGTGTTTACGTCGTCCCCTGGTTAATATGATGAAAACCATAAAAATCAGGGGATGATTGTGTTAAAAAAAATCTTTAAGAAGATACTCAAAACCATTGGTTTGCTCATTTTACTTTTAGTTGTTGTCCTTGTGGCAGCGAGACTTAGTCTGAAAACTGATGACGAATTGAAAGCTGAGGAAGCCAAAGCGTTATCTGATAAGAAGCTGGATGAGTTGAGAAGCGCGTGTGAAGCTTACGTAAGGATGTCAGTCATTAACAAAAGCACCCTGGACATGTCGGTGTTTGGCTCGAACAGATGGCTCGGTGATGACGGTAAGTTTTACGCCACACAGGAGTTTAGCGCCAAAAATAAATTTGGTCTTGAGCAAAAATTTAGAGCTGTATGCATCGAAGATAAAGACGGTAAAACTGATTATCGACTTGAAGAAATGAGCGGCAGTTAAGCTGAACTACGCTGCAACCAAGCCCCGCCCGTGGCTTTCATTACAGCCCACTCAGGTGGGCTTTTTGCATTTTGTGCTACTGCCACATCATCATAACTATTCAAATTACCTGAGGGGTAATTTCTGCATTATTGGACCTACCTTTCCGCACCTCTTGGCGCTTTAATCACGTCAGTAGGTGCTCTTTAACAATTAGTTGAGATCCTCAGACTCCTTGAGGGGGCTATCCTTCGAAGCCAGATACAGGAGAATTCTTAAATCTTTGCTTTCTGATTCCAGCCTATGCGCCATAATAGCTGCTGCATCCAAAACAAGGCTCCGGGCTCTGTCTCTATCATTTTTGGATAGCTTTTCAGCCTCACCTTCTTCTGCGAGTCCCAGCAAATACTCAATTCCTTCCTGTGCTAGAGCTGGTTGTGACAGAGCACTGGAAATGATGTCGACTATCTCAGAATTCATCGATCTTCCATTGCGCTTGGCGCGATCTGCTATAGCGTCACGCATTCCGGCTGGAAGCCTCACATTGAAACGGTCCATCTCTTGGCTAGGGAATTTACTCATTATTAAAACTCGCTGATACAAATTTGTATCATGATAGCACCTACTTGACATCATCATAAATGGTGTTAAATTGGTTGTGGTACCAAGTTGGCATCATTGATTAGGAGTTTACTATGCAAACCACTACATACGCTGGTCGTAAAAATGAAAGCTTCCAGCTTCGTCTACCGGGACAGATGAAAGAGGAGATCCGCAGAATGGCGGAGATGGATGGAATTTCAATCAACTCTGCGATTGTGCAGCGACTGGCTAAAAGCTTGCGTGAGGATCGCGCTAATGGTCAGTAAAAAAGACGAAACCCGGCAGTGTGGGGACACGAACCGGGCTTCTTTGCCAACATACCACCGTAGGAATGATGACATGAACAGTGTACAGAACAATGAATTAACTTTCCAGCAGACAGAGTTTCACCCGGTATCACACGCTGGTGAAACATGGCTCACTTCATCTGAGTTAGCAGCGGCGCTCGGTTACAAAAAGTCAGATGCCGTTACCCAAATATTCAGTAGGTATCACGATGAATTTACGGAACATATGTCAACGACCCTCAAAATGAGTGTCGTTAGAAAGACTGGTGCTGTTGATATTCCGGTTCGCGTTTTTTCGCTTCGTGGCGCTCATCTTGTCGCGATGTTCGCTACCACCCCGAAGGCCAAAGAATTCCGCCGCTGGGTTCTGGACATTCTTGACAGAGAAATTCAGCGCTCGCCAATCGCTAAGCAGTTTACGGACGATGAATTATGCACCCTCGCATATCTTTGGCGTTCAGCTGCGGTGATGTATGAGGCTTGCCGCGAAGTACATCCTCTACTGTTAGTTGCCGAGCATCGACTGGTTCCTCGATTTAGCTCTATTGGCACAAATTACAACCGGGGGATCAATAAGGCTCGCGCCATTCTTAAGCGCGAAACAGATCACATCAAAGAACAACCATGGGGAGATAGTGACTGGAAAAACGTCTTCTCATACGGGAAAGGAATTTTGCAGTGATGCAAATAGAAAAGCCGACAGTTCGCACCTGCCGGCTTCCATTGAAACTTGTCAAAAGGATCCAACCAATGACTTCTTTAAATTTAGCAGTTCAAGAACCAAATGTCGATCCCCAGCCACTGCCAGTGATTGAATGGAAGGGGTTGCGTGTTGTTACGACTGAAACGCTGGCCGCAGGTTATGGTTCTGATGAGGCTAATATTAGGAAAAACCTTTCGCGCAATGCCAGCCGATTCATTGAGGGCATCCACATCTTCACCATCAAAGGCCAAGAGCTGAAGGATTTGCGAGTGACTAATAGTCACGCACAAATTTCGAGCAAAGCCCGCTCTGTTGTTTTTTGGACTGAGAAGGGCGCTGCCCGCATGTCTAAGGTTGTAGATACTGACGAAGCATGGTCTTTCTTCGAGCGACTTGAAGACTCCTACTTCCGACCAGCTCCTTCAGTTGTCGTTCCGCTGACTTATGAAACTGCGCTGGAAGAACTACTGGCGAAAGTAAAAGAGAACCGCATTATTGCTGAACAGCGCGATCGTGCAGTTAAAGAGAAGCGCTGGATCTCTGAGAAACGCGAAGTAACCGCGATGGCAACAGCTTCCGCCGCTGTTCGCGCCAAAAACAAGCTGGCAGAACGCATCGGTGAAGGCAAAAACTATGCCGCCATCATCCCGGTAGAGAAGAAGCTCGGCCAGAAATTCAAATGGCAGCCGCTCCGCAAGTGGTGCAGGGAGAATAGCGCAGAACCGCATGAGGTTGAGGATCCGCGTTTTGGCACCGTGAAGTCCTGGCCTCGCGCGGCATGGCTTGCAGTGTACGGCGTCGATCTTCGGAAGTTATTCTAAACGCAGTCAAATACAAACCCGCTTCGGCGGGTTTTTTATGGAGTAAATATGGCAGTTGAAACATACAGCTGGCGCTCGCAGCTCGGTGCTGGCGCGATTGAATATAGCCAGACAGTTCGCGCGGCGCAGTTCGGTGATGGCTATGAGCAGGTTGCTGATAACGGTATTAACTCCACGGCTATTCAGATCCCTATGAAGCACACAGGCGCAGAATCGGAAGTGGACAGGATTCGTGATTTTCTCCTCGCTCATACCGTGAAAGCTTTCATCATTACGCCGCCCGGCGAAGCGAAGGGGCTTTATCGGGTCGTAGCCGACTCGGTTCGTAAAACTCAGATCAGCAGCAAATATGCTGAGTTGACGTTCACCATCAAACGGGCTTACGGAGTGTACGCATAATGGCATTAGTCGATCAGGCGGCTATGCTGGCGCCGGGTGGCAGGGTCCGCCTGGTTGAAGTTGACGCCTCAGAGTTCAGTGGTGGCATCCACCGTTTCCACTACGCACCTTTCCCCCATACGCCGGAAGAAATTGATGCTGCCAATGGAGATGAACAAAAGCTCGGACCCAAGCCTATCTTCTTCGGTGGCAATACCTACGATTTTTGGCCGTTTCAGGTTTCAGGCCTGGAGCTATCAACAGACCAGGCGGCGGATCCGTCTCTTAGCGTCTCCAACCTCGACGGTCATATCACGGCGCTATGCCTCCAATTTAAGGATATGGTTAACGCTAAAGTGAGCATTATCGACACTTATGCGGTTTATCTCGATGCCGTGAATTTTCCTGGCGGTGTAAATCCTACAGCCGATTCGTCAATGTTCACACTTCAAACCTTCTGGCTTGACACCAAAACCTCCGAAGACGACGAGGTAGTTACCTGGTCACTCAGCAGCCCGGCCGATTTGCAAAATCTGGTCATTCCTACACGGCAAATCACCTCCCTCTGCGAGTGGGCGCTGCGCGGGCAATACCGTAGCGGCGACGGCTGCACCTACAACGGCACGGCGTATTTTGATGCGAAGGGTAATCCTGTCGCTGACCCGGCGCTGGATGTGTGCGGCGGCTGCCTGAGTGACTGCCGTAAGCGGTTTGGTGCCGGGCTGGCAGAGCCTAATACCGCGACCCTTGATTTTGGGGGCTATCCAGCCACCGTGCTTTTTTCCCGATAACCGGACTAACCCATGAATAAAACCATAATGGCAGCTATCCGGGCGCATGCACTGGAGGAGTCCCCGCGCGAGTGCTGTGGCTTCGTTATTCAGTCTGGCCGTCGCCAGCGCTACATTCCCGTGCCGAATACGCACGAAAATCCGACAGAGCATTTCCGCATCGACGGCGAGCACTGGGCTAACGCCGAAGATATCGGGACGATTATTCGCGTCATCCACTCCCACACGGGCGACGGTGCCCGGCCTATTCCGTCAGATCTGGACCGCCAGCAGTGCAACAACTCCGGCGTGGTCTGGGGTATTTACGCGCCGGACAGCGATGAATACGCCGAGATAATGCCGGAGGCGGTGCCGCTTATTGGGCGTCCGTTTATCCTGGGCTCGAATGACTGTTGGGGTCTGATTATGGACTGGCATGCCATCCAGGGCGTCACGCTGAACGATTTTCGCGTCGATTACCCATGGTGGGAAAGCCAGTACCCGGACAATCTCTATTTCGAAAACTGGGAGCGGGAAGGGTTTGTCGAATGCGACCCCGCGCCAGGCTGCATGGTAATCATGCAGGTTGAATCCGCTAAGTGGAACCACGCGGGGATCATCACTGAAGAAGGTGAGCTGCTCCACCACCTTTACGGCCAGCCTTCCTGCATTACCCCATATGCCCGAGGCTATTTCAAAGACCGCACGATGATCTGCGTACGTCACAAAGACCTGCCACAGGAGATTAAGCCATGGCGCGTTTAACCACTATTCGTCTGTATGGCGCACTGGGCGCCCGGTTTGGGCGCGTGCATAAACTGGCAGTGCAGACATCTGCCGAAGCGGTCAAAGCCCTGTGCATCAATTTCGACGGGCTGGAAGACTATCTGATGAATGCCAAAAAAGACGGCATGACCTTTGCGGTGTTTCGCGGTAAGCGCAACATAGGCGTGCAGGACTTCCAGGAGCTGGCAGGCGATAGCGATATTCGCATAGCGCCAGTTATGGAAGGGGCGAAGAAGGCCGGCATGTTCCAGACAATCCTCGGCGCCGTGATGGTTGTTGCTGGTGTTATTACTGGAGTGGCAACCGGCTGGACGGGCGTTGGCCTAACCTTTGGGGCCGGACTTATCATGTCGGGCGCGTCAATGATGGCCGGCGGTATTTACCAGATGCTTTCGCCCCAGCCCAAAGGGTTACAGGGGCGAGACGACCCTGACAATAAACCCTCTTATGCCTTTGGTGGCTCGGTGAATACCCTTGCGATGGGAAACCCGGTCGCGCTTCTCTATGGCGTCCGTGAGATTGGCGGCGCCATCATCAGCTTTGGCATAGTCGCCGAAGACATCTGATAACTCCTTTCTGAATATCAAGCACCCAGTCGGGTGCTTTTTTTATGGATGTAATATGGAAGCGATCACTGGTGCAAAGGGTGGCAGCCAGAAGCAGCACACACCTGTAGAACAGCCTGATTCGGCGCAGTCAATGGCGCGCTGCCGCATGCTGCTGGCGCTCGGGGAGGGTGAGTTTGCTGGTGGCCTGGATGCGACCCGGATATTCCTGGACGGTACGCCGCTGGGAAACTCAGACGGAACGATGAACTTTGAAAACGTTTCCTGGGAATTTCGGCCAGGAACACAGACCCAGACGCCGATTCCGGGTTTCCCCGCAGTGGAGAACGAAACTACAGTCGGCGTATCGCTGACAAAAGCCACGCCCTGGACGCGCGCGCTGAGCAACACCCAGATTGACGCTGTGCTCGTTCGCATTGGTATTCCGGGTTTGCAGCAGCAGGAAAACGACGGGGATATTGTCGGCACTACCGTAAAGTACCATATCGATCTTGCTGTAGATGGTGGTGCGTTCTCTACGGTCATGACAAGAACCGTCACAGAGAAGCTCAGTTCGCTCTATGAACTAACCCACCGTATTAATCTTCCCAAAGCCAGCACTGGCTGGCAGATTCGAGTGGTGCGTGACACTGATGACAGCACCAGCCAGATGCTGCAGAACAAAACGCAGGTACAGGCGATCACTGAGGTGATCGATGCTCGCCTGCGCTATCCGCACACTGCTTTGCTGTATGTGTCGTTTAACGCCAAGTCTTTCAACAATATCCCGAAGATTTCCTGTAAACCGAAGGGGCGCATTATCCGTATCCCTGCGAACTATGACCCAATAGCGCGGATCTATAGCGGGACATGGGACGGGACGTTTAAATGGGGCTGGACGAACAACCCAGCGTGGATCTGGTTCGATGTGCTCACTGAGCCGCGTTTCGGACTTGGCCGCCGCGTGACGCCAGAAATGCTCGATAAATGGGAGCTTTATCGCATAGCGCAGCGCTGTGATCAGCTTGTACCAGATGGAAAAGGCGGAATCGGCACAGAGCCGCGCTTCATGTTTGACGTGTACATTCAGGCGCAGGCTGACGCCTGGCAGGTGATCAAGGATATCGCCGCAGGCTTTAACGGCATGACGTTCTGGGGCAACAACATGTTCAATGTTGTCTCTGACATGCCAGCGGACACGTCGAAGCTGCAAATCCTTACTCGCGCTTCGGTGGTGGGCAAGCCGGTTTACTCGAGCGGCAGTGAAAAGACCCGCTTCTCCAGCGCGCTGATTAACTTCAGTGACCCTGACAATCACTATCAGGACCGCACAACAGCGGTGATGTTCCCGGACCTGGTTAAGCAGTTCAAGTTTAAGCAAACGCAGATCACCGCAATCGGCTGCACGCGCGAGAGCGAAGCACAGCGCCGTGGCGGGTGGGCTGTGTACTCCAACTCACTTGACCGGATTATCACGCTACAGACCGGGCTTGATGGCTATGTCTACGTGCCGGGTACCGTGTTTGCATTTGCCGACGAACGCCTTTCAGGGCGTGTTTATGGCGGGCGTATAACCGGATATAACGCCGGGTTGAAAGCTGTGACAACCGATCGGGGTACCAGTGCCGTTGCGGGTGACACACTGATGATCCGCACAAAGGGCGGTACCGTTGAAAGCCGGGTGATCCAGGCCGTAAACGGCACGCAGCTGGTAGTCGCCACTCCTTTCACGGCAGCGCCGTTACCCAATGCTGTATTCGTCATCGATGCCGGGCAGTTACGCCTGCAATACTTCCGCGTTACGAACCTGAGATTTGATGATGAAGAAAACACCTTCACAATCACCGGGGCCGAATATAACGCATCAAAATATGATGCGGTCGATAACAATGCCCGCCTGGACACGCCGCCAATAAGTCTGATACCAACCGGCCTCGTCAACCAGCCGACCAATATCGTGGTAGCGAGCTATGACGCAGTGCGCCAGGGGCAGCGAGTGGCCACCCTGACGGCATCATGGGATGCGCCGGTCGACAAGAACGGCAAACCACAGGCGGATGTCATAGCCTATCGGGTGCAGTGGAAGCGCGGCGACAATGAGTGGGTTAACGTACCGGAGACCGGTCTTCGCAATATCGAAGTGCCTGGCATCTTCGATGGTGATTATCTGGTCCGGGTACGCGCGATTAACTCCGGCGGTGCATCGAGTCTCTGGGCAACTTCTGCGCTTACACGCCTGAAGGGACGCGCGGGTGAGGTACCCAAACCTGTCGGGCTTAAGGCCTCCGAAGACGTCGTATTCGGAATCAACGTCACCTGGGGATTCCCGGCTAATACCGGCGACACCCTGAGCACTGAACTGCAATACAGCATTGCCGCTGACGGTTCGAATCCGATGCTTTTGGCATCTGTACCGTATCCGCAGAAACTTTATCAGCAGATGGGGCTGAAGGCGGGGCAGGAATTCTGGTACCAGGCGCGGCTTGTCGACAGGATCGGGAATCAGAGCGGATGGACCGACTGGGTGCGCGGGCAGGCCAGCATAGATGTTTCCGACATCACAGATGTGATCCTGGAGGAAATTAAAGATTCTGAGGTATTCAAGGATCTGATTGAGAGTGCCGTAGAAAGTAGCGAGAAACTGGCCGAATTGTCTGATGCGATTAAGGAGAACGCCGATGGTCTGGCTGCAGCAGTAGGTTCGAATAAGCAGACAGCAGAAGCAATCATTGGCAATGCCCTGGCTATTGCTGATGTTGTTGTGCGCCAGACTGCGCAGCAGGGGGCTAACTCTGCGACATTCGAACAGCTCAGGGAGGTGATCGCCACTGAGACGGAAGCCCGCGTTACGGATGTTACTCGTCTTGAGGCAAAAACTGCGCAGAACGAGGCGGGAGTTACCGAGGTAAGGCAGGCTCTGTCAGATGAAGCTCAGGCAAGGGCTACTGCTGTTGACCAGCTCACTGCGAGTACTCAGGTCATTTCTGATAAAGCTGATTCGGCTTCGAGTAAAGCTGACGCTGCATCAGGTAAGGCAGATGCGGCCGAGCAAGCCAGCTCGCAAAATACTGCTGATATCACCACGTTGCGACAGGTTGTCACCGACACGACTTCATCAATGGCATCCCATCTGGAGGAACTGGGAGCACAAACTGATAAGGCCAGCGGCGGTATTCAGAACAATGCTATCGCGCTGATCATCAGTACGCTCGCGCAGGTTAACCAGCGCAACCTCCTGAGCGTCCAATATGGAGATAACAAAGCCAGTATCGATCGAGTCGACAATGTCATGGCAGATGCAAGTAAAGCTGTCGCTGAGTCGCTGCGCACACTGGATTCCAGCACCGGTGGAAACACCGCGAATGTCACTGACTTGTCAAAGACGCTCGCTGACTTCACTCAGGCGTCTGCTACGCAAATCAACTCGCTGAAGGTCACGGTTAACGGTCAGTCTGCGGCTATTATCCAGAACAGCCAGGTATCAGCGGACATCAATAACAACCTGAATGCGATGTACAGCATCAAGGTCGCTGTTGATTCTAATGGTAATCAGTATGCAGCAGGGATGGGGATTGGTGTTCAGAATACGCCATCTGGAATGCAGACGCAGGTTCTCTTCCTCGCTGATCGCTTCGCGGTAATGACCCAGGCAGGCGGCGCCGTGACTCTGCCATTTGTTATCCAGAACGGACAAGCCATCATCCGGGACACAGTAATTGGTGACGGGACGATCGGTAACGCCAAAATCGGCAGCTATATTCAGTCTTCAACCTGGGACGGCACAGGGAACGTTGGCTGGCACATAAACAAGTCGGGATATGCCACATTCAACAACGTGACGGTTCGTGGCTCCATTTATGCAACCAACGGTAATTTTTCATTTAACGGGTCCGGTAATACCACAGTCATTAATGGCAACGGCGTCACCATCAATATTCCGGGTGGTGGCCGGATCGTACTTGGGACATGGTGATAATATGCCGACAGGGTTATTGATAGAACTGAACGACGGCGGGAAACGTATGGAGATAACGGCGGGGCTAAGATGCCCGTCGTTTGGAGCAAGTTTTGACAGTGGATATCAGAAAGCCAAGTACGCGGATATTGCCGGTTATGTTTCCGGGGCGCAGGTGCTGTTTATCCCGCACGCTACGGCTTACCTTGATTCAGGGCTGCTTCATAAGATGAACTCGGTCACCATATCGGGGGGCCGCGTCACGCAGAACTCAACGATGAAAGACAACCGCATCAGCGAACGGGATAGCACTTACACGTTTCCGGGAAGCCTATGGCAGATATTCCCGACAGGTCAGCGAAGTGGGGTGGGCTTGCTCATCAGCAACAGTACAGACTTCACCTCGATAACCAATGCCACACAGTCAGGCCATTGTATCTGGAAGGGTACCGTTAATGTTCCGACCGGGGGTTGGGCGGTTCCCTCGATAGCAGGTTATGACAAGTCGAAATATATCGTTTTTGGACGCTGCAACAGCGGCAATACGATTGACTTCGACGGAAATACGGTCAGGTTCTTCACCCCTCCGTCCACGAATGATGACGCCCCCGCAACAGGCACGATAGACATCGTTATCTTCGCCAGCGGAGTAGCGCCGCAGCCTGGTACCGGCCTCAATATTTTCAATGCTGCCGGTGCCTGTACGTTTTCAACCACAAAACGGCCATTCGTATATCTGAACCAACTCTGGAGCCCTTCGACAAGCGCCGCGAGCATCGGTAGCGGTTATGTTCCGCTGGGGAGATTTGGGCTGATGGTTCATATGGTCAATGGCATGTACGTGTATCGGATGTTCGGGATAAAAATACAGAACGGGAACGCTTCAGTTCAGGGCGGAAAATATCTTGGTCGCGAGCAGTATGCCATATTCGGTAATAACACGATTACTCCGCTCAGCCTTCCCGTCTTGCCTGATATGTACGTCTGAATTAACTTTCTATTCAAATCAACCTCGCTCCGGCGGGGTTTTTTATTGTCTGGAGATAATATGATTTATACCACTGGCACTATTGCCATCAGCGGAAATACCCTTACAGGTACGGGAACAAACTTCACTGCAGCTGGATCGCTGATTCGTAACGGCTGTACCGTCATCGCACTGACCAGCCCCGCCCAGGTATTCCAGATCACTGCTATCGGCGGGGCAACAAGTCTCACAGTGACTCCTGCGGCAAGTCCTGCAATACCGGCGGGAACGAAGTATTCCATTTTGCTAAGCGACAGCCTGAGCGTGGATGGCCTGGCGCAGGACATTGCTGAAACCTTCACGATGTACCAGCGCTACATGAGCGGGTTCGCTGATGTGATGAACGGTACTACAGACGTCACTATCACGATTAACGGTGTGGCCGTTACCGTGCCGGGTCAGAAATCGCTGGCAAAGAAAGGGGCTAACAGCGACATTACCAGCCTTTCCGGTCTGACCACAGCACTAAGCGTGGCTCAGGGGGGAACTGGTGCGAAAAATGCGGCAGACGCCCGCACAAACTTCGGGCTCGGAACCGCAGCACTCAAGAATTATGTAAGCGGCACGAAAGATGATGTGATGCTTCAGGGTTACGGCAATTTAGTAGTTTTATCGCAGTACAACCCGGGCCTACCGCTCTTTCAAACGGGAGTGTATGGAGAATCGTCGCCCGCCGGATGGAAACCAACTACTGCGGGCAGTGGATTCGTTTCGGGTTATGATAGCGTTCGCCGCCAGCAATATTGGATAAGCACTCAGGGAGGTTTCTACGTACGGCACATTGAGGACGCTGCCTATAATATTAGTG